TTCTGATGAAAAGAACTTCTTCCCAGCTTTATCACTTTCTCCGTTCTTATTGTCACCTCCCTCATACCAAGTGGGATTGCTGGCATAGGCTTTATTCCCTAAATTGTATGGGACATCAGCTATGATAAGCTGCGCTTTCGGAATGCTATAAGACTTGTAATTCTGAAAACTATCATTGAATATTTTTATTTCTTTCATTGCCTTTTCTTTTTTCGATTAAACCATTGTGCAATAGCACTGTTTTCGTATTCTTTGTTAGTGGCAATTTCTAAAATCACCTCTCCAACGGATTTTATTTCACTCATTTCAAAAAGGGGTATTGTCGTCAAAATTCGGTTTGTCGTCCAACTCATAGAACTGGGTAAACCTGCCGTCAAATCCGACAAGGGCATTACCAGTACCAACTCCACGTCCCTTAGCGAGAATAAGCTTTGCAGTTCCGTGCGTATCTTGGTCGCTGAAATCCCCTTGATACTTGATGGTGCTATTGGGAATTGACTCTGGCCTGTCTATCAATATGATATTGTCAGCACTTTCCTCAATTTGTCCCGAACCTCTCAACTGTCGTATCTCCGGGTGGTCCTTTCCTCTTGCAAGCTGAGATAAGAGAATTACAGCAATCTTACATTCCTTTGCAATATTCTTTGCTGCACGAGCCATATACGCCAAACTCGCCTCAGTGTTTTCTCCTACTTGTGAATAAATCTGTAGATAGTCTATCACAGCTAATTTTATACCCTTTGTTCTTACAAGCGTCCTAATAGACCTTACGGTGCTATCAAACGAAACAGTTGCTCTTTCATCAATATAAATCGGCAACCCTTTTGTTTCTCCAATAGCCCTATCAAACTGTTGCAACTGAAAACTCTCAAGTTTACAGTTAACAATCACACTTGATGAAATACCAGCTTTACCACTAATAGCTCGTGCAGCCAATTCAGACTTTCCCATTTCAAGAGAATAATAAGCCGTAGGGTTCCCCTCACCTGCTACTTTTGTAGCTATATTCATTGCTAAAGATGATTTACCAACTCCAGTGAATGCTGCTATTACCGTCAGCGTGGTAGGTCTAAGGAGGAAATAATCATCAAACAGCTTAAATCCTGTTGTTAGACTTTTCTTCTTTCCTTGAGCATTGTCATTTACTATTTCTTTTAATTCCTCGATTGACTCGTCAAAGGAATATATACCACTATCAGCAGTATCACTCTGTATCTCTCCGAGGGCATCCACCGTGTCATTTATCACCTTGTCGAAATCGCCCATTGGGTCGAGTATGCTTTGAGATGCAGTTTGGAACTGAAACCACAGTTTCCTCTGTTTCCACATCTTGCGCAATCTTTTAATGTCCTGCCCCAGGGTATCAAGGCTTACAAACTTAACCAATTCGAGAAAATCTAACGAATCTAGCTTATATGGTAATTCATGTGTGGTTGAGTAATTAACCAAAGCATTCACATCAGTTATTGACGAATCTGCTGTAACATTAGCTATACACTGGTATATAGACTGGTTCTTCTCCCCATAGAATAGTTCTGAGTTTAGCTGGTCGCTGTACTCACCTATCTTCTCGTTGTGTCGCATAAGAGTGGCGAGGACAGCCATCTCCGTATTCTCGTCACGAGGCTGCAACTGCACCTCTCCGATAATCTTAACTTTTTCCTTTTCTTTCATTGCTCTTTTGTGTATCTTATTGTAAAATTCGTTTTTGCCGTTTCTTAGCCCCATAGCTGCTTTATCCTTGCTCTTTTGGCATAACCATATTGCGATTATTAAAAACTTCTTAAATAGGTTTGTTTTGACATTTGCGCTCCGATATGACCATTTCAAGAAATTTTGCAACGTAATCCATGAACGTTACATCAGTGTACCTGTAACGTTTGCCTTCGATTTGCCTTGAGACCCAAACACTCTCGTTGTAAAAAACTTTCTTTGCGAGGAAATAGTAATCAACAGCCAACTCTGTCATATACCCAGCCAATGACAGTAAAACATTGTCGAACTTGCAAAGGTGGTATGGCGTGATTGACTTATCTCCATCCTTTCGGTATTCAACAATGGCAGAATAAATCCCTGCATTCCGCTTGTCTGCGAACATGTCAGCCATGATGCAATAGCTACAATCAGCGAACCAATCCGTTTCAAATGTGTTCAGCAGAGTACCGATGATGATATTCTCTATTTCCTGCTTCCGTGTCATCTAAAACTTTTATCGTTAAATGGGACTATAAAAAACGTTTCGATAAATCTGTCTATCAAACGCTTATTCTCGTATTTCTCGCAAAGCGTGTCAAGTAGCAGGTTGGAAGAAATAATGGTCGGGAGCATTTCCTCGTACCGATGCTTTATAATCTCAACAAAGGGATAGAATACAGTTCCATAAATATTAACCTTTACAGGCTCGTCTCCCAAATCATCGAGCATTAAACAGCACTTAGCCTTGTTAACATCGAACTCGTTCCTATCCTCAAGATATTGATGAACCATATCAGTTGCGCTAAGAACTGTGCACCATGCGCTATTTCCGAGTTTGTTTCCACACCAAATTTTATCTTTGCTTATAAGATAATTCAACAACTTGCTGACACTCTTTATCAAAGTAGTTTTTCCATTGCCGACCCCGCCATATAAGTATAATCCGAACTTTCTTTCTTCGTTTACAAGAAAATCAGATATAAGGCTGATATTTTTTTTAAGTAGTGAGGTTGTTCTGAATGTTCCTCCACGTTCTTCAATTTCTGCTTTGTAGTAATAGAGCAGACCTCTCTCGCACTCATCAACTGTTATCGGCAACTTGAAACGTTTTTTCATGCTTCGTAAATCTCTGTTCTCCATATCGTCATGTTAAAATATTCTGTTGTAATCTTTTTAGGTAGCACTCTTTCTCTTCCTCATCCTCAAACTTAAGCATACGGCCAACTTCGTCGGGCTTAGAAGATTTGCTGCGATTTTTTATTCCTATCCTGATTGCGTTGTACCTACTATCAATGGTCGGTATATCGAAATTGTTTTCAATCCATCCATCATTTATGCAATTCAGAAAAGCCCTGAAAGATTTCAATACTTCTTCATCGGTAAATTTATCTCGATTAAATTTTTGCTTGAGGTCAAATTTTATCTTTTTAAGTAAACTATTGAGCTTACCTGCGTTCTTTCCATCGTAGTAATATGACTTGGCTACGTCTTCGCTTGTTCTACTGGCAAGACATTCAAGAAAAACTTCCTTTGCTTTGGTCTGCAAAGATGTTTCTTTTGCAAATGATTTTTTCTTCTTAGGTTTATCACTAACGGCTTGCCGTAACTCTCCGTTAGGAGAAATATACTGATCTTGGTTATCTGATATATTGGTATACTGATCCCCTTCCAAATTTGGAGGGGTTACCCTTTCATTTTTGGAGGGGTAGCCTTCCAAATTTGGAGGGGTAAGGTCATTTTTGGAGGGGTTCTTACTCCGCCAATATGTACTATATGATTCTCCAAGACGATACAATGATAACCTATTTTTCATGACGATTTCATTATCGCATTTTTCAATCAGTCCTACACGGACAAGATTTGCTATATGCCTCCTTATACTGCTATCTGAATTACCTGATAACATGGGTAATTCATCCCTTATTTTAGAAAAAGAAATCCAAAAGAAATCTTTTCCTTGAATAACATGCTTGGACAACGCACCCTCCAATATGAAATGGCTCATAAAATCAAAAATCGCCATATCGTCAAATGACAAGTTCCAACCATTTTCAATGACACTTCTTTGGTCTATGCTTATTGTATATTGCATAAAGCATCTCCTGAAAATAACAACGCCCTTAACTTTCAGTCCTAATGTCGCGAACGGACTTACTTGTTAAGGGGTTGATTTTATATTTTCTTTTCATTTGGCCGCGACTCCAAAATATTTCATTCTGTTATTCGCTTGTAAAGTTAGCGAATAAATTTATAATAATCTAAGAATAATCTAATAAAGTTCTTTTGATAACATTTTTTCAGATATTGACTCTTATACCCTTTAGCGAACTAAGCCTTTTTACCTCTTCCGTGTAGTGCTTAATCATCGCTTCAAGTTCAAAGTCAGACCAGTGTCTGGTTTCGCGTTTATGCGCTTCTAACATCACAACGCGTTGTTCTCCGTACTTCTTAACAAGACCTTGCCGATAGCCCATGATGTTGCCCTCGTCAAAGCGATTGCACTTGCGGCATTGCATATTGCAGTTCATTTCGCTGAACCTTAGGCTCATGTGCTGACGATTGACGTAATGTCCGCAATCGCCTTGTTCAAATGGCTTTATCTGACCACAAGAGATGCAAGTAAAAAAACCGCTCGGCATCGTGTCACGTAAACGGATATATGCAGAAAAAACCTTGTCAAGTTTCTTAGTAAGATTGGGTTTACTACGTGTAGATTTCTTTCTATGTGTTTTTTCTTCGCTGTGAGCGTCTTTTTTCTTCCTATTGAAGTAGTATTTATTCATCATCGAAATATCGTCTTAAATCGCTTATTATCGCCTAATTCTATTTCACCCATTTTGCTCTCGAAAATAACCTCACAGCCGATTGCAGTTGCAACAATAAACTCAGTGTAGCACCCTTGTGAGTGATTCCATTGATCCATCATGAAGATGCACTCACACTCGATGAGTAACTGGATATCTCTCTTCATGTGTTGAACTGTTGTTGCATTCAAAGGCAACCCATTTTCCATAGGGTTGACAACTTCGTAGCCTGCTGCCTCAAGCATTACTTGCGCAGCTTTGAAAGCTTTTTTTCTCTCTTCCATATCCTTACCACTGATAGGACCAGACAGATAACATCTATTCTTTTTCTTCATTTCTTTTTCTTTTTAGCATTTCAATTTCATCTTTCAAATAGAACATAGCTTTCTCCATATCTTCTATTTGTTTATCTCTATCGTTCATACCTTTTTCGTGCTTTAATCCAGCACGCCAAATGTATTTGATTACATTACCGATATTAAAATCGTAATGACGAACAATGTCTATACACTCAATACCGCTTGGATGTCGATTATAGTGTATCGGATGATTTACACTACTTTCCTGTTGAGCCATATCCGCCTATCCCCCTTTCTGTTTTAGACAATTCTTCAACTTCTTCAAACTCTATCTGTGGGTATGGTAAAATGATCATTTGAGCAAACCGATCACCAATCTTGTAAAAATTGCCATCAAAAAGCGTCTTTAAGAACACGGCTGTCACTTCACCACGATACCCACTATCAATTATTCCACACGAATTTGTTAACAATAAATCCTTATTTGCATTGCTGCTTCTTGGAATAACTAAACCGAAATATCCGTGTGGAATTTCAAAGGAAAGCCCACAATGATAAATAACTTTGTCGCCTATCTCATCTATACTTGTAACTGTTAGGTCAAGTCCTGCATCACCATTTTTCGCATAGTGAGGAATAGATACGTTTTCTACTAATTTCTTAATCTTTACTTTCATATTTTCTTATCTATTTTATTTGTAAACCTCTTTCTGTAAAACTTTCCAACAACACTTTGCAACCCAGCCAACCATATATGCGGCATGCTCATCGTGTATCAGACTATATTCAACTCCCAACTCATCGAAAATAGCGTTTGCCACATGCAAACTTTCGTGTGCTATATGTTCGACAATCTTGCTTCCAAAGAGTTTAGAGCAGTCATAAAAGACTACCAATACTCCATATTTTCCTGTCTTCTTACTCGCTATACATGGATAAGTAGTAGCGTATGCGTTTTCTGATTTCTTAAAATCATAACCTCCGTAAGTTGTAAATTTGTCTTTAACATCTTCCCAGCTTGTAGCTATCCACAACATCCTGCCGTATATTTCAATATCAAATTCCCTAATCATTTACGTTTACTTATATGCCTTAAGTTCATTATACCGCTTCTCGCTCACAAGGAATACACCTCTGCCGTTAAAACGTAGCGCATAGTATTTTGATTCGCCGATATGATAGCGAATGGAAATCGAATCGTCGTATAACTTCACGTAATCATTGATACTGCAAGCTGTCATTGCTCCTTCATACAAATGGCACTCGGCACGACCTGCCCACGTTTCAAAGAAGTTATATATATCAAGCTCATCTGGAAGTTGAAGCTTTTTAACTGTTTCATACATATCACGTTCTATCTTTTGCGTAAAAAGCATAAAGTCACGCATTATATCCAAAATATCACTCATTCTAAAACATTCTATTAGTTAAAATTATTCCATTACTTTTCACACACCAAAGTTGAGAGTTCGGTTTCTCTACATCTATCTTCAAATCTGAAACCTTGCCGAATTGCTTATAGTTTCCTGCTAAGTCTATAACCCACCCATCTTTGTCTTTGAAAGGTCGGATACATCTACCAACTGCTTGATAATACCATGCAAGTGATTTGGTCGGGCGTGCCAAAATAACAGTGTCTAATGCAGGGAAGTCGAAACCAACAACCAAAACTCCAACATTCGCCACAACCTTTATCTTCCCACTTTTGAAATTATTAAGCAACTTTTCTCTCTCTACTTTCGGAGTTGCACCAGTTACGATTGCAGCAGATACGCCTTTCATTTTCAACTTTTCTACTAGGTTCTCAGCTTCTTCAACAAAGCGAGTAAAGACTAATACCCCTTTACGTGGAATACCATTTTTAGGCTTCAAAACTCGCAATGTTGTAGTTGTGAGTTTATCAAAAAAGCCGCTTCTTTCATATTCAAGTTTCAAAGATTTCTCGTCATAATCAGCTCCTGTTGAATTACTTATAACGTTCTCAATATTGATTGCAGTTAAGTCGTAATACTTTAAGTCAGCCAAATACCCTTTTGCGAGCAAATCCGATGTTTGACAGACGTATAAAACCTCGCTAAAAATTCGTGGTCGTGTACGAGTGAGAAATTTCAGCATTGAGCCATTCATATACGAACTAAGACGATATGGTGTTGCTGTTAATCCTATGACCTGCCTATATTCTGAGTTTATGAATTTCTTATACATACCACCTCTGCTATTAACAACATGAGCCTCATCTATAAGCACATACTTGAAGTGCTTAAAATCATTCATGTGATTCATTACACTTCCGATAGTGGCAAAAGTGATTCTGTTGATATCCTTGCAACCGACAGAAGCAGAATAGCAAGCGCAATCAAGTATTCCATAACTCTGTAGCTTTTCAAAGTTCTGTTGTAATATTTCTTTTGATGGACATAGCACAATCAGCGGAGAATTTAATCTTGAAGCTATATCAGCTATGATGAGGGACTTTCCCCCACCTGTTGAGACGATAATCAAACCATTAGTCTTCTTCGGACTTAGGAAAGATCTAACAGCTGTGTCTGATGCTTGTTTCTGATAATCTCGAAGTGTATATTTCATTGCTCTTAGTGTGAAAAGAGAGGGGGTGAACGAAATAGACACCCCCTCAACTTGGTTTTACTTAATCCTCTTCGCCAAATGGCAAATCATCGTCATCTTCCTGCGCTTCACTTTCGTTCATAGCAGGCTTTTCTACCTCTGGGAATTCAATCCCGAAAAGTTCTTTCATAGCTTCTCGGTTTACATCCTCCTGTGACCATAACGTGTTGCGATCCCAATCAGGAATTTTGTGCGCCTTGACAAGCTGCATTTCTCCGTCTACCCACGAGTAGAACAAGAAATAGCCGTTGAGGGCAATACGAACCGTTTCCGTGGAAGACAACTTGAACTCGGTCGTGCCCTCCTTTACTCGTGCAGCCAAATCGGCAATTTCAAGTAAGATAGAATTGTATGCTTCCTCTGCGTTCTTCTTCATAGCCTTGATAGCTTCGAGAGTTTCCTGCAACTCTTGCTTACGCTTGGGGACGTCATTCTCTTCTTTCAAACAGTACTCCTCACGAATCATGGCAATCTCGTGAGTATCATACTGACGAGTAGCCAACTCTCCTTCTGGGAAAAGGCAATTAAATTTCTCCTTGAAAACCTTTAACGGTTCTTTTGAAGACTTGGCACCTTTGCAGAGAACCAGTACATCTTTGAATGTCTCTTTTGCTTTGTCGTCCAATACGAAATCAATCTTAGCAGGACGATAATTCTTCAAATCTGCGATCATAATTTACTTGTAAAATGTTATAAAAATTCTTTATTACTTTCTATCTGTTGTTGTGCATAAAATAGCATTTCCGATTCATGAGGACTTGGCAAGTATAAGCCACATTCTGAACTTGACCAATTGCGAAACCTCTCGATTGCAATTGTCATTTCTCCTTTATCGAGTTCAGTAGTACTTCTTATATATGTCACTTTCTGTCCTCTCTTGTTAGATCTCGTCCTCTCGAATATATCCTTGTTACATTTCTTCTTAAAGAAGTCATACTTGACTTGTTCGATAGTAAACCCGAATTCTGAACCGAAATAGCCCAACAACACGTGACAATATGAGTTCTGTGCCAAAGATCTTGTCATAAGCTTATTCTTCAATTCGACATAAGCTTTCTTGTGAACCATGTCGTTACACTTCTCTTTAAAGCGTTCAACATCATACTCGTTTGCGAGATTATACAGAGCCATACGCTAGAAAGGTAAATCGTCCTCATTTCTAAGCCTGCCGTTTTCGTCAACATTCGGTGGGAACGTTTGAGAAGTCTGTTGCGGCACGCTTTGAGCTTGCTGGCTCACAGCTTGTGTAGCCGTAGGGAGTGCGGCATTTGACGGCTTATATCCGTTGTTTTGGCGTTGGTAAGGTTCTATCTTATACCCTGTTACAGAGGTGATGTAGATAGTCTTGCCATCCTTTTCAAACGGTCTTCCATTCAGCGCAAAGGAAATTGTCACTAAATCTCCCTCCTTGAAACTATCCAAATCGTTAACCCTATTGCCTATAAAGTCAAACGCTGGATAATTCTCAAACTTTTGCCCTGTCATCGGGTCGTAGTGGCTCGCATCAAGGACAATCT